TAGACGAACTTGGTTACATGCACGGCGGCATGAATTACACCAAGCGCGGCCCGATTAAATACTCCAAAGGCGGCGCGGTTCGCGGAAGAACATTCAGCGGTTCTTATTAAAGTATGGCGGACCCGACAACTTTCGCGTATTGCTTATTGAAAGCTATTCAAGAGAGAATATCTCTTACGCAGGAAGCTATTCTTCAGGGTGGGCCGAGAAATATGGAATCATACAAACAACTGGTCGGAGAACTTCAGGGACTTGAGTTTTCTGAGCGTGAGATAAAAGACCAGTTGCTGAAAACGGAGGACGAATGACAAAAACACTATATGTGCCAGATCATATAGCCAAAGAAGGAAAAACCAAAAAGGAAGCTGTGGCCTCTGCATATATAAACCCGGAAGATAAGGTCTTAGACCCTTCCCTGCTTGATTTATCTCTAAGTGAGCGTCTTCCGCAGCCAACCGGGTGGCGCATTCTTGTAATGCCTTATGCCGGCAAAGCCACGACAGACGGCGGCATTTATATTCCAGATCAAACAAGAGATCGTGAGGCATTGGCAACTGTTGTTGCTTATGTTCTTAAAGTCGGACCATTGGCGTATCAGGATAAAGGTAAGTTTGGACCGGATCGTGAGCCATGGTGCGAAGAAGGTCAGTGGATCTGTATTGGCAGATACGCGGGCGCTCGTTTCAAGATTGACGGAGGAGAAGTCCGTATAATCAATGATGACGAGGTTATTTCGACGATTAAGGAACCTGACGATATTAAACATGTCTAGAAAGAAGAAGGAGAAATTAGGAATGATGACATGCCAGAGGAAAAACCCATTGAAGTAGGTGATTCTGAGGAATCGCCTGTTGATGTAGATATTCCGCAAGAAGATGCCCCTAAAGAGATAGAAGTAGTTCCTCAAGAAGAAAATGAGGAGGAACTCGAAGAATACAGTGCTGGTGTTAAATCCCGTATTGACAAGCTGACAAAGAGATTTAGGGAAGAAGAACGTCAAAAGCAGACGGCGGTTGAGTATGCCGAGAATGTTAAACAGGAAAACGATACGCTAAAGGGTAGACTTGAATCTCTCGATAAGGGATATCAAGAGCAGTTTGGTGGTCGAGTAAGCAGCGAGCTTGATTCGGCTAAACGTTTTCTCAAAGAAGCTCATGAGAACGGCGATATAGATAAGATTGTCGAAGCGCAAGAAGTGTTAACGACATTATCCGTTGAGAAGGGAAGATTGGCGGCTGCGCAGCAAAGAGTAGCACAAGCGCCACCTCCTCAACCAACACCTCCAACACCTCCTCCACAACCGCCGGCTAAAGCTGACCCTAAAGCAGAAGCTTGGGCGGCGGGGCGTGAGTGGTTCGGGCAGGATGAGGTTATGACATATGCCGCTTTTGGAGTTCATAGGCGGTTAATAGAGGATGAGGGGTTTGATCCTCAATCCGATGAGTACTATGCTGAACTTGATAAAAGAATGATTGCCGAGTTTCCACATAAACTTGGTAAGAAATCTTCGTCGAACGGGGGAAGCAAGAAGGTTGCGTCAGCCGAAGCTTCCGCATCCCGCAATAGAAGTGGACGAAAAACTGTGCGATTAACGCCCTCGCAGGTTGCGATTGCAAAGAGGCTTAATGTGCCGCTTGAAGAATACGCAAAATATGTGAGGGATTGATCATGGATACAGAGAACGCAGCTCTCCCAAAGTCTACGAGAACGCCTCGGAGTAACAGCACACGCGCAAAACAAGCGCGCAGGGAACCTTGGAAGCCCCCGTCCATGTTGGACGCACCGCCTGCACCTGAAGGTTATCGACATAGGTGGATTCGGGCAGAAGTTATGGGTTTTGACGACCGCAAGAATGTAGCGGCTCGCAGCCGTGAAGGTTGGGAACTGGTACGCGGTGAAGATCACCCAGACTTTGAGATACCGACCATCGAAGACGGCAAACATGCCGGCGTTATTGGGGTAGGAGGATTATTGCTTGCCAAGATTCCAGTTGAGATTGTTGAGGAGCGCAGAGAATATTTTCAGAGCATGACTCGCAATCAAATGACGGCTGTTGATAACGATTTAGCTCGTGAGCAACATCCGGCGATGCCGATTAGTAAACCTGATCGGCACTCTCGTGTAACTTTTGGAGGTCCTCAAAAAGAAGAGGACTAGGAGCAATATAGATGGCAAATAGCAATGGAAGCTTTGGACTTCGCCCTTTGAGCAAACAGGGCGCAGCCTCTAATTCCACTGGTATGACCCAATACTCAGCGTATGAAATTGCAAACGGCAATACCAATAAGCTGTATCATGGCGAACCCGTGATTCCGCTTTCTACCGGCTATATCGACGCCCCTGGCGCCGCCGCTGGTGGAACAGTCGGTATGCTGGGCGTGTTTCAGGGTTGTGAGTATGTGGATTCTACCACTGGAAAACCTGTTTGGAAAAACTACTGGCCTGGATCTGGGGCAGATTCCAACCACCCGGTAAAAGCGTTTGTGAATGATGATCCAATGCAGCTTTATGTTATTGCAACGGATGCCACTTGGACGAACAAGGCTACGGCGCGAGCCGCAGTTTTCGCTAACGCTAACTTCTCAACCACTATCACAGGAACAGACGCTACTGGTGTTTCGTTAGGTCGCCTTGCGATCAGCACGATTGCCACCACAGCTGCTCTGCAAATGCGGATTGTGGGTTGGCTTGATGATCCAGAGAATGCTGATTTCTCAGCGGCTGGTATCGGGGCAATTGTTCGGTTGAACAACCACTTCAGTAGCAATAACGGTGCTATTGCGGCTGGTACACCTTCAACCACTGGCGTATAGGAGGGTTTGAGAGATGGCTATTAGTAGAGCTCAATTAGCTAAAGAGCTAGAGCCTGGCCTCAATGCCTTGTTTGGACTTGAGTACGCCAGGTACGAAAACGAATCTGCTGAGATCTATGATACTGAATCCTCAGAACGCGCATTTGAGGAGGAGGTCATGCTTTCCGGTTTCGGGTCAGCACCCGTCAAATCGGAAGGATCGGCAATTTCATTTGATGATGCGCAAGAAGCGTATACTGCAAGGTATACGCATGAGACTATCGCGCTTGCTTTCTCCATTACGGAAGAAGCAATCGAGGATAATCTCTATGACCGTCTCGCTTCTCGTTACACAAAAGCTTTGGCGCGTAGCATGGCCAACACCAAACAGGTGAAGGGTGCAGCTACCTTGAATAATGCTTTTGATAGCTCGTTTACGGGCGGTGACGGTAAGGAGCTTTGTGCTACGGATCATCCTCTTGTGAATAACAATGATCTTCGCAACGAGCCTAGCACGGCTGCTGACTTGAACGAAACGAGCCTTGAGAATGCTCTCATTGACATCGCAGCTTTTGTCGATGAGCGCGGCCTTAAAGTCTCGGTACGTGGCCAAAAGATGATTGTTCCTCCTGCGTTACAGTTCGTAGCGGATCGTCTTCTTGAATCCACTCTTCGTCCAGGTACGGCGGATAATGACATTAATGCCACGCGGAACATGGGAATGCTTCCGCAGGGTTATGTCGTTAACCACTATCTAACAGACACGGATGCTTGGTTCATCATGACTGATGCGCCTCGTGGTTTCATCCACTTCGAGCGGATGCCGATGTCTACGAAGATGGAAGGTGATTTTGATACCGGTAACGTAAGGTTCAAGGCCCGCGAGCGTTATAGCTTCGGTTACTCTGATCCGCGTTGCGTGTTTGGATCTCCTGGCGCATAAAAGATCAAGGGGGAGGGGCAACCCTCCCCCTTTCTATCATCTAGGATTTTATAGCCCTAGCGACTGGCCTAGCAGACGCTTACAAGACACTAGGGCAAAGACCTTTGTAAGGAGGTAACCAGATGGCTAATACAACTTTCAGCGGAGCCGTTCGTTCAGAGAATGGTTTCAAAGTTATAAACGTAGCCTCGACAACTGGGGTTGTTACCGAAACTTCTTCCCAAGCGTCTACAGGTATTTTCACCAACAAGTATATCAAGCACGTTGGTATTGTAACTGGTGTTACAGTAAACACCACGGCTGGCGATAGCCCTGCTATTGGTGAGTTCAGCCAACCTGCCAATACCATTATGACCAATATCAAGATATTTTGTGCCACGGCTCCCGTGATTGGAACCGGCGATATTGGTTATGAAGTTGGTACTTCCAGTTCTGGGGCTCAGATCGTAGCGGCTGTTACAGATCAGATTCTTGACGGTGGAACTACTGTTGTACTTGGTAATGTTACGCTACCGACTTTAGTTACGCAGACAGAAAGCAC